ATCACCCACAAAAAATACCTTTTACTGGTAAAAAAGAATTTAGAACATTAGGATATGATAGAGACCCAAGAGTTATTGTTTCACAAACAGTACCTCTTGATTTACAGATTAACGGAATGATAATAGAGGTGGCTTACTAATGGCAATAGAACCAACAACAGCCTTATATATTGCAAGTGGAGTTTTAGGTTTTAGTCGATATAGTGCAGCAGCAAAAGCAGCACAAAGAGAAGCAGGGTTAACAGCAAGAAGATTAAAAACTCAAGCAGAACAAAGACAACTTCAACAACTACAAGAACATAATGAAGTTATGGAAAATTTGCAATCAATGCAATCAACAAATTTTGCTTTAGCAGGTATATCTGGAAGAGATACTGGTAGCGATAGATCATTTAAAAGAATTTTAGAAAAAGCAAAAGAAGATGCTTATAAAACTGCTTCAAGAGTAAATTTACAAAATCTAATGGATCAAAGTAAAATTGCACAACAAACACAAATGGCTTTATTACAAGGTCAAAATAAATCCAAAGCGTATAGAATGATGGGTTTTCAAAGCATATTAAATACAGCATATGGTACAAGTAAGGTTACATAATGGTACAATTTTTAAAATCAAAACAAGTTACATATAAAAATAGACCAGTAGGTGTTGTGTCAGTTAATACTGGTGCAGTAGAAGCAGAACTCCAAACAGCAAAACTTTTTGAAAGAGGACAAGCTCTTGCATGGGAAGAAGCTAAACAAGATGCTATTCAGTCTGATATAAATAAAGCTAAAACATTACCAATAGAAGATGCAGATGGAAACTTATCACTTGAAAAAATTGAGTTTACAGATGTTGGAGAGCAATCAGCTAATGCAATTTTAGAGCAAAGATATAGTGGTTTTGTACAAAATAAAATTAATAAACAACTTGGTGAAATTCATGCAAAAAATCCATTTAATAAGACAAAATTTGATACTGAAGCACAAGGATTAATTAAAGGTTGGGTAGACGTTTTTAAGAAAGAAGGAATGGGTCAATATGTTCCTGAATTTCTTGATAAGGTTACTAATAAATCAATATTACATTCTAATAAAATATTAAATGATACAATAAAAAAAGAAAAAGATGATGCTGCTTTACTTGATCAAGATGCTCTTTTTGAATTTGAGCAAGTGGCTCTTTTATATCCTGAAGACGCTTCTCTTATTTTAGATCAACATTCTAAAACAATAGAGCGTTTAAAAAAAGGCAGGTATATACAAGGACCTGCAATTCGTGATGCTGAATCAAGATTAAAAAGAAATTTTATGATAGGTGAAGTTACTAAGCTTGTTGATCTTGTAGGGCAAGATCCTTTGGCAATTAAATATATTGAAGATATTTTTCAAAATAAAAAGGCATCAATAGAAACATATGAAAGAGTTGTTAAAGCATCTCGTGGTCAAATTTCTATGGCACAACTTTCAAATTTAAATAATTTAAGAGATAAATATGAAGCAGATAGAACAGATACGAATGTAATTACGCAATTTATTTCTAATAGATCAGGTGATGTGTCAAAACAATTAACGTTAATTGGTAAAGAAAGAACATCAAATAATGTAGGACTACAATTACAAGGTATTGGTGTTGATACAGCAGGTTTTCTACCTAATACAAAAGATAATAGAGCAGTTGTAAATAATGAATTAAGTAAATCTCTTGGCTTTCAAGTAAATGAAACAAGTTTTTTTCAGATGAACAATGCTCAGTATGATAAAACATTAGCAAGTTTATCGAATGTACCAGTTTTACCTACAACTCTTGATAACATATTTAAAGGTAATATGCTTAATTTTCCTGCATTTCGTTCATTATCTGAAAGAGATAAAAGAAGCTATGCAGCAAGAGAATTAAATACATGGAACAATCTAGCATATAATACTGGTGCAGGTGGTAGAAGAGAAAGACGTTTACAAGGTTATGATAAACAATATGAAAAGTATACATTCATAGATGAGATTGCAAGAGTAAATGGTAATGATTTAATCAAAGCTTATTCTTTGTATCATACAAAAGTTGATGATGCTGACACTTATAAAGGCATGATTATGTCATCATTGGCTGATATGAATTTTGGGGATTTGAAAATTGGAAATGTTAATGCAGGTGTTGAAGCAATATTTGATGAAGCTGAAATACCAAGACATCATAGATCACAATTAGATAGTTATGTTGAAAAACTTTTATTTTATAAGTCAGTTAAAATGCCTGATGGAACATCAGTTGAAATGGATAAAGATAATCTTTTATCAGTTTTAAAAGATACTTATAAACTTATGTTTGTTGAAGATACAGATGTATATGATGTATTTAATTTAAATAATACTGGCTTAACTTATTTTACTCCAAAGAAAAAATATACTGGTGTCGCTTATGCTAGTCATGATGACTTTAGAAAATGGACACAAAGTTTAATTACAAAACAATTAGGTGAAGAATATATTCTTGGTGAAAATACATTTCTTTTGCCTGATGCCAAGAACTCACAATATGGTGATCAAAGATATACATTTGTAAATATAGATGGAGAAATAATACCATCTCAATTAGAAGGTGGTGTAGCAGTTGAGTTTACTACAAGAGAATATGAACGAGATAATAACATATCTATTACAGAAATTAATAATCGTTCTTTAAATCAGTCTGTTGAATTAAGAGCATTAGCTATGAATCGTAACAAACAACTTACAGAAAAAGAAAAAAAAGGATTAGACCTATATAGATTACCTAATAAAGTAATAATAGATGATCCAAATTTCTTTGAAAGTATGATGGACACTGATTATTTTACAAATCAATTTTCAAAAAAAGGTTATGATAATCCTTTATGGAATATGATAACAGATACTGTAGTCAATAACTTAAGTTTACCTGATAAATTTTTAAATATGTTAAAAGAATTTATGACACCTGATGTTGCAGTTGGTGTACAAGATGGATTAATAGATATTTTTCAAAACACTGCTGTAAATGAAGGTTTTCAAAGTCAAGTCTATAGAGATAGAAATACTATTTCTGTTGGCTATGGCTTTAACGTTAGATATTTAACAGAAAAAGATTATAAAAATATTAATCCTGAAATGAGAAAACCATTAAAAGAATTACAAAAAAAACTAAATAAAAAGAAATATTCAGAAGATGAACTAAATGCAATGGTCAATGAATTTAAATTTGGCAAACCTATTTTATTTAAAAAAGATAAAGCAGCTAAAATATTTAGATCAAAAATGATGGACATATATGCTCAGTATGAGAAAGAGTTTCCTAATTTTAATGAACTACACCCATTGCGTAGAAGTGCTTTAATTGATTTTTCATATCAGTTTGGGCATGAAAGATTAAAAAAAGGTTTTCCTAAATATTATGAAGCTGTTAAAAAAGCAATAAATACTTCAGATATAGATCAAAGAAACTTTCATTTTAGAGAAGCAGGGTTTCATCAGGTTTATAATCAAGGAGAGTTTGGTAATACAAAGACACCTTTATTTTATCAAACAAAAAGAAGAGTAAGAAAAAGAGTTGGTGATTTAGGATTTGATATAAAAGATGATGTAGATTTTATTGATGAGGAGTTTTCTTAATGTCTGAATATACAGACTTTGTTCCAAAGGGCATACAGAGTATTCAGCCTTTGCATTATTTTTATCCTGATCAAGAAGGCAAAGTAGACCCTGATTTTTTTTCAGGTGTAGCATCAGGTTTTAAATATCAATGGCTTCCCATTACTCATTTTACACAAGAATATTTTACTTATTCAGATCAAGAATATGATGAATCTTTTGATTTTAGAAAAACTATACAAGATAATAATGACTTTGCTTATGCTGAAGATTTATCAAGAGCAAAAAATTTAGATCATTATAACTTTATAAAAAATTCTTTGAAGGCTATAGAAGATAATAGAAAAATGTTTGAAAGAGCAGGTTTAACTTCTCATCTTGTTTCAGGAGTAATTGATCCTTTGAACATAGCTTTCTTTCACCCAGTTTTTAGTAAAGGTATTAAAGCAGCATGGGGTGCAAAAAATGCTTTTGGTGTGGCAAAAGAGTCAGCTAAAGTTGGATTTGTATTTGGTGTTGGTTCTGAGTTATTGAGAGCACCTTTTGATCCTTATAATACAGCACAAGAAACAATGTTAAATATAGCAGGTAATACTGTATTTGCAGGAATGTTAGGTGGAGGTGCTAGAGGTGTAGCAAATAGATATAATAAATTAATACAAAAATATAAGATCAGAAAAAATCCAAATAAAAAAACACAAACAGATAATATAGATACAAGTAATCCTGATAAAGATATTGATTCAGCAAATAATATGAGCAATGAATTTGTTGGAAGTACAAGATTAAAAGAAGAAACAATTGATAGATTTAATATAGCTAATAAAATATTACCATCAAGAAGATTGCAGTTTGGTAAATATGATGGCAGAGAAGCTCCACCTGAAGTAAAAAAAACACATCTTGATATAGCTTACAATGCAAGTGTGCCAGTTGAAGGTGTGCCATTACGTTCTATAGATTCAATGCAAAATGTACACAATGGAAAAGGTATTGAATTAGAGCAAGATATAAGAAAAATATATATGAACGCATTACAAAAGTCAGAAGGCACTGGTGAAGTAATGGGTATAGATTTAGTTTCACCTTTTGTAAAAGCAAAAGAAAAATTAGGTAAAACACCAACAACAGCATATATAAATTCTGTAACTGGTAGTCAAAAATATCCTACTCCAAAAGAATTTTTTGATGAAATCATTGAGTTAAATATATTGATGAGTGATGATACTTGGAAAGCTAAATATTATCCACAACTCCCTGAATTTAAAAAAGAAGCAATAAGAAAAATAGAAGCTTTTAATAAATATTTTGATCAATTAGCACAAGATACTGGTGTATTTTTAAATAAAACAACATACAAAAAGAAATTTCCTGCATTACAAAAGAAACTAGATGATTATGATGCACGAATTGCAGAAGAAAAAGATGAAGCATTTAAAGCAATCTTAATTATAAATCGTAATAAACTTGAGAAAAGATTACAATTCTATGAAGAATATAATCCTACACGAGCAAATTATAGATTACCTTTATATTATGATAGAGTAAAAATTCTTAATGATAAAAAAGCAGAGCAACAATTAGTAAGAATATTTGCAAATCATTTTTTAGATCAAGGTTTTTTAACTGTGTGGAATGGCAGTGGTTATTCAAATATACCCATGACTACAATCCAAAAAGCTACAAAAGCAGCACAAGAAACTGTTGATAACATAAAAGATCAAGGTGATGATCCTTTTGGATATCATAAAGCATTAAGAATAGGTAAAGCTAAACATGTTCTTATGAGAACAACTAATATACCAGAGTATAAAGTAAAAGATTTTATTATAAAAGATAACTCAGTTTTTACAAAGTATGCAGAAATGATGGCATTTAGAATTGAGTATGCTCGAAAGTTTGGTGATGATTCTATTGATTATATTTTAGGTCAATTAGAAGAAATTATGGTGAAAAGTAAATATACGGACAAACAAATTGCTGAAATAAAATCTGATTTTTTAGCTGATTATCAAAGAGTATCAGGTCAAATAACTCGTGATCCTGAAAGATGGGATTCAACTTGGGCAAGAATATCAAAGAAGTTTGCAGGAATGTCTTATCTTACAACTGCAGGAATAACATCATTAACAGAAACTGTGGCTATGCCAATATTTGAACATGGTTTAGGTAATGTTTTACGTACTGCATTTCGTGCTGTTGATGGTAATTTTGACAGAATTAAAGCTAATGCAAAAGATGTGCAACATTCAAATGAAGCAATTGATACAGCTAAAAGAACAGTACATACAAGATTATTAAATGAATTATTAAAGCCTTTACAAATAGGTCGAATAGAAAAAGCAGCAGATGCTATGGAAAACTTTTTTTATAAATTAAATGGATTAGCACTTATTACAATGGTTGGTAAATTAATAGATGGTGCAATAAGAATACCTAAATTTTTTAAACAAATAAAAAATTATGATTCATTAGATCAATTTGAAAGAATAGAATTACAACGATATGGCATAGATAGAAAGTTAGCAAATCGATTACTTAATAATGGTGCATGGGAATTTACAGAAAGTGATATGCCATTACTAAATTTAAGTCAATGGAGTACAAAAACAAAAGCAGATAGAGAACTTAAAACTTTTATGCAAACGTATTTAAATAATTCAGCACGTAATACTATTATGCATGCTACAGCTTTTGATAGACCAACATTTGCTGATGGATTTATTTTTAAAAAGTGGAAACCTTATATGAGTAGATTTGGTATTGAGCCTGATCCTTTTGCTTCTGTTGGTTTAAAATCTGATAATACTTATAGATATCCTATTGCAAGAATAGAGTCAGGTGTGATGGCTTTTCCATTTCAATTTTATAATTTTGCGTTTGCAGCAAATCAACGTATAACTCGTGCTATGTTTGATCCAAATAAAAAGTATAGATTAAGTGGAGCAATCTCATTGTTATCTATGGCTTATATTACATTAGCAATGCGTAAACCATCTTGGTGGTTTGAGAATAAAGATTATCCTGAGTTAATGATGAGGTTAGTTGATTATTCAGGTATAACTGGTATATATAGTGATCTTGCATATAAAGGTATTGAAGCTGCTATTGCTTCAGGTTATCATGATCCTGATACTTCTTGGTTGAAAGGAAGATATAATGGCACTGGTTGGGATTCTGCATTTGGTTTTTTAGGAGCAACACCAAGTATGTATAGAGAATGGGTGTTAGCAGCATATGAGTTAATGAATGATAAAAGTGATGAAGGGTTAAAAAGATTATCATATAATTTTCCTTATTTAGGGTTGCTTGGATTAGATGATGATTTAAGAGCATTAGGTAGGAGTACATATTAATGACAATTAATTTAGCAGATAACACCCCTCGTATTGAATACACAGTTGCAGAAGGAGTAACAGAGTCTACAGCTAAATCAATACCTTTTATATTTTTTGATGGTGAAACAGATATCAAAGTTTATGTCGATAATGTGGCAAGAACATATGATGACACAACTGCAAACACAACACAATTTACAGTTACTGGTGGCAACGGAAGTACTGGCTCTTTTACAACGACTGTTACTGGTGCAACTGGTGGTAGCACTATTGTTGTTACTCGTGAGATAGCTTTAGAAAGAACTTCAGATTTTCAACCAACAGAAGTTTTTAATGCTAATCCTATTACAACATTAAATACACAGCTAGATAGATTGACTGCTATACAAGCTGACTTCAATGATGAGGTTACTCGTGCTATTGCATTGACTGATTCGGATACTGCTGCTTCTATGGTTTTGCCTACAAAAGCAAATAGACTTGGTAAAATACTAGGTTTTAATGCAAGTACTGGTGCAGTTGAAATGTTTAGCACATTATCTTTATCAATTGCAGGAGAATCAGGAACAGCTTCTATTGATACTGCAAGTGGACAAACACTTACCGTTGCAGGTGGAGAAGGCATTGATACTACAGCTTCTAACCAAACGATTACAATAAGTGGAGAAGATGCTTCTACAACAAACAAAGGTATAGCTAATTATAGTTCAACTTATTTTAGTGTGACTGGTGGCACAGTATCATTAAATCCTGATCAAACTGGTATAACAAGCTTACTTGCTACTGATATTAAGATTGGTGAAGATGATGAAACTAAGATTGACTTTGAAACTGCAGATCAAATCAACTTCTATGCTAACAATGTAAATGTTGTACAGCTTTCTAATACTAATAGTGGTGATGCAGTCTTTACTGTGCCTACATCTGATAAGGATTTTGTAATCAAAGGGAATGATGGTGGTTCAACAATTACTGCATTGACTATTGATATGAGTAATTCAGGTGATGCAAGTTTTAACAATAATGTAACTGTAGGTGGCAACCTTACTGTTAATGGCAGTTCTACTACAGTCAACACAGCAACACTTACAGTCGAAGACCCTTTAATATCTTTGGCAAGTGGTAATAATAGTTCTGATTCAGTTGATGTTGGATTCTATGGATTGTATGACACAACTGGTAGCCAAGATTTATATGCAGGTTTATTCAGAGATGCCAGTGACAGTGGCAAGTTCAAGCTATTTAAGGACTTACAAGTAGAGCCTACAATTACAGTTAATACTGGTGGTACTGGTTATGCAGTAGGGACATTGGTTGCTAATCTTGAAGGCAATGTTAATGGCACACTTGATAATTTAGATAGTACTCAGTTTTTAAGATCAGATACAGATGATACTTTAACAGCTACTTTAACCACTGTAACACAATATCAAGGTGGCTCTACAGCTTTGCCATCTATAATACTAAAAGGTGGTGGACCAAACATTATACGATTTATTGATGGTGATAATACAAGTAATTTAACTAATGGTGTTGATTTAGCTTACAGAACTGGTCCAAATGATTTGTTAATTGAAAAATCAAATGGTGGCAACAAAATAGCAGAGTTTGGTGGTGATGATGGTCATGCTTCTTTATACTTTGATAATAGTTTAAAGTTAGAAACTACAAGTGGTGGCATAGAAGTTACTGGCACTGTTACAGATGATGGTGCAACGCATGATGGTGACGTAACATTTACTGGCACAAGTGGTAACATAGTCTTTGATAAATCTTCAGATATTTTAAAATTAGATGACTCTGTTAACGTAATGTTTGGCACTGGAAATGATTTAAGAATATTCCATGCAAGTGGTGCAAGCATAATACGAGATCAAAATTCAAATCCAATTTACTTGCAAACAAATGGAACTTTTTTTGTTACAAAAAATAATAATGCTGAAACAATGGCAAAGTTTATTGGTGATGGTGCAGTAGAACTTTATTATAACAATGTTAAAAAATTTGAAACTACTGGTGATGGTATAGCAGTTACTGGACCTAATTTAGGCACAACAAGTGGTGATACAGAAACAGTAGCTAGTTTTTTTGTAAACAATGGAAATGGTTCATCATTAAGAATTAATAAAATTAGAGATGGCAATGGTAGTAATTGGAATACTTCTGCTACAAGAATACAACAAATTATTGATGTAACCCAACAAGGATATATTCAATTTAATGGTAACGATAATTTATATGGTTTGGAGTTAGGAACTACTGGTAATGAGAAATTCTTTAGAGGTATATATAATGGTGCAGTAGAACTTTATCACAACAATGTTAAAAAACTTGAAACCACATCTGATGGTGCAGCAATTACTGGTGATTTAACACTTACATCTACAGATAGTGGTAGTGGTGACGATCCTTCTTTAATATTAAAAAGAGATAGTTCTAGTCCTGCAGGCAATGATAACATTGGTAATATTGATTTTGTTGGAGAAAATGATGCAAGTCAAGAAGTAACCTATGCTTCAATTAGTGGCATGATTACAACAACAACTGATGGAAGTGAAAGAGGTAGATTAAGATTTAGCACTATGAAAAGTGGTGTAATGACAGATCATACAGATCTAAATCACGAAGCTTTAGAATTTAGAAATGAGCAATTTATAAGATGGGTGGCACAAAATGGCAGTTTTTATATAGATCTAAATGGTGGAACACCTACAGCAAATAGAGCAATTACCTTACCTGATGCAACTGGAACACTATTAACAACAGGTAACTCAGATACACCAACAACCACAACATCAAGTAGTGATGCAGACTTTGTTTTAGTAGATGATGGTGGAACAATGAAAAAGATTACACCTGCTAATTTAGGTATTGGAGGTGGTGGTGGTGGTACAACAAGTGAGACTTGGGGTGCTTCTTTAAATGGTAAGTTAAATTTGTATGCAACTAATAATAATTTTATCATTGGTAATAATAATGATGTTACTCAAGCTACAGAGCCTGCTCCAAATCTGACTGGAAGTAGAAATCATATAATAGGAGATAGTGCAGGAAATTCTCTTACTTCAGGCAATGATAATGTAGCAATAGGTAGGGAATCATTAATGACTCACACTAGTGGTAGTTATAATACAGCATTAGGTAATTTTGCATTACGAAATAGTACAACTAGTAATGACAATACTGCTATTGGCTATGAGGCACTAAGAAATGTTACTTCTGGAAGTTATCATACAGCTATTGGTTTTCAAGCAGGTGATGCTATAACGTCTGCATCTTACAATACTATTGTAGGTACTTATTCAGGAACAAACATGACTACTGGTGACAGTAATACTACACTTGGAACTTCAGCAGGTTATCATATATCTACTGCAAGTAGTAATGTTGCTATAGGAAGGTTAACACAATATGGCAATACTGGATCATACAATACTTCTCTTGGTTATGAAGCTTATAGAGGAAGTTCTAGTACTTCTTATAATGGTGGCTCTTATAATGTTGCCATAGGTTATCGTACTTATCGTAGAACTTCAGGTCATTCAGTTGATAACTACAATACTTGTGTTGGAACTTTTTCAGGAAGTGGTATTTATAGTGGAGATTATAATACGTTTTTAGGTTATAACGCTAATCCTTATTATAACAACTCAAGTTATGCTGTTGCTATTGGATATAATGCAAAGTCAAATCATCAAGGTAGTACAACAGTTGGGTCAACTGCAGGTGCTTCTATGTATCTTCAAAGTGATTACACAACACTTATTGGTTATGGAGCAGGTTATGATTTAGATGGAGGTGACCATTGTACATTTGTAGGGGTTAACTCTGGTTATGCAGGAGGTAGTGGAAATAATAATGTTGGTCTTGGTAATTATTCAGTAGATGCATTATCAAGTGGATATAATAATACTGGTGTTGGTTATGGTGCTTTAAGTAATGTAACTTCAGGTTGGGGTAATACTGGAATGGGTTACTTTGCAGGAGAAGATTTTACTACTGGAAATGGCAATACTTTTATTGGATATCAAGCAGGTGGTGATACTTCTAGCAATTATACTGGAAGTAGCAATACAATAATAGGCTTTCAAGCAACAGCAAGTTCAACAAGTGCAATTAATGAAATCACATTAGGTGATGCATTTATTGGCTCACTACGTTGCAATCAACAAACAATTAGTTCTTTATCAGACCGAAGAGATAAGACAGCCATTGAAGATTTAGATTTAGGTTTAGATTTTATTAAAGCAATGAGACCAGTAAAGTTTGCATGGAACAGAAGAGATGGTGGTTGGCATGGTAGAAAAGAAATTGGTTTCATAGCACAAGAATTGCACGAAGTTGAAATGGATTTTAATTCAACGGATAGAACTAGATTGGTTAGTTATGAAAACCCATCTAAGTTAGAAGCAAGACCAATGAGTACATATCCAATTTTAGTGAAGGCAATACAAGAACTATCAGCAAAAGTTGATAGCTTACAAGCAAGAATAACTGAATTAGAAGGAGCATAATTATGGCAGTTAATGAACTTGAACGAGACTACTTAGCAATGTTACATCAATGCGATATCATTGAAATGGTAATAGCAGGTCAAAAGATGACAGAGTCTACTGACGAAGAAAAGAAATCTGGTGTTGGTGGAATAATCATGTCACTTGAAATGGAAATCTTAGATGACAAATATAGTGGCAAAGATTTAACACGTATTAATTCTGTGATTGCTACTGGCAGAACTTACTGGAAAAGTTAGTGTGGGGAGTAATATTAGAGTATATGCCTAAACCATCAGTAATAGAAGTAAAGTCTCAAATAGATACACATGAAGCTGTGTGTGCAGAGAGATGGAAAGAAACTATTCTTCGTATCAAACGCATTGAGCATGTTATGATTGGTGCAGCAGGAACAATTATTATCCTATTAATAGGATTGTTAGTGAGGTAAAAGTGGAACCAGCCACCATTGGATTGCTACTTGCAGGTGCTACAAAATGTGTGGACTATTTAAAGCAAGGCATTGCACTTGGCAAAGATATATCTGAGATGTCTTCACAAGTATCAACCTTTATGCAGAATAGTTCTGACATTGAGCATATGGAGAAACGTGCAAAGAATCCTACCATATGGCAATCAATGTTTAATAGTGGCAACATAGAGCAAGTTGCTGTTGATAGTCTTATTGCTAAAAAGAAAATGCAAAAGCATAGACAAGACCTAAAGAATTTAATTATTATGCAATATGGTCAAGGAGGTTGGAATGAACTCTTGGCTATGGAAGGTAAGATAAGAAAAGAAAGAGCAGAGTTTGTTCATAAACGACAAGAACAAAGAGATAAGATATTTAATATCATTGGTATTATAGGATTAATTATTACTATCGTTGGGTTCTTTGTGCTGTTATACTTCATATGGAAAGCTAACAAAACTTAACAGAGGAGGATACAATGGATAAAAAACCATTAGATGTTAAGATAGGAGAGAATAGTTTTGAACTTATACTTAGAATATTAGGCAATGAGTTTGTGGCTATACGATTAGGATCTACAAATTTTTCAGGTAAACTTATATTTGGTGGAGTGTTATTATTATTCTTTACCTTTATGATGTTAGAAGTCTTTGGATTACATGAGGTATTAAAATGAAACCTGCATTTGTTTTATTGTGTTATCTTGCAGGTAATCCTGCAGGTACATTGCATTTAGCAAATATAAATAACTGTACATATTTCAAAGACAGACTTGCAAATCAAACAGTCAAGATAGGTGAAGAAACACAACGATATGACTGCTACTGCAAACTGGTTAACGTTAACAAACAAATGAGGTTATGGTGATACAAGCATTGATTGGTCCTGCCACCAAACTAATAGGCAAATTTATAGAAGACAAAGATACTAAGAATAAACTAGCACATGACATTGCTACTATGGCTGAGAAGCATGCACAAGAACTTGCCAAGTCACAGATAGAAGTTAACAAGATGGAAGCACAATCAGGTCATTGGTTTGTGGCTTCATGGAGACCTTTCATTGGTTGGGTGTGTGGTATCGCTTTGGCATGGCACTTTGTCTTAGCTCCCTTTGTTATATTTTTTACTGCTATGTTTGGTGTCACTATGCCACCATTACCTGAGTTTGATATGGGATCATTGATGACTGTGCTGATGGGTATGCTTGGTCTTGGTGGACTACGTACCTTTGAAAAGTATAAGAAGATTACAAAGTGACAACTCCTATATGTGAACGCTGTAAGATTGCAATGATTCTTACTGCCTTGAAGAATGTATGGAAATGTCCTATGTGTGGTGTAATAGAAAATAGGAGATTGCAATGAACACAAATACATTTAATGAAATGACAGAAGAAATCAAAGCTGATGAAGGAGTAGTAAATGAAATCTATCTCGATCATCTTGGCTTGCCAACTGTAGGTATTGGCCATCTTATCCGTGAAGATGATCCTGAACATGGACTAGATGTTGGCACAAAAGTAGATGATGAAAGAGTAACTGAATTATTTGAAGCTGATTTATATACTTGTGTAGCAGAAACTAAATTACTTTATCCACAGTTTGAAGAGTTACCTGCTGAAGTGCAAAAGATTTTATGTAATATGATGTTTAATCTTGGTAGACCAAGACTATCTAAGTTCATTAAGATGCGTCAACATATCAATAATGGTTCGTGGAGTGATGCTGCTGACGAAATGTTACTCTCGAGGTGGGCAAAACAAGTGCCAAATAGAGCTAATCGTCTTATTGAGCGTATGAAAAACATACAGACTTAGTAGATATTCTAGGGTACAATCATACTAGAGGGGTTGGTTTACCCCTCTGTATGGCTTTTATATCAAGACTTATTTTCAGGAATATTGCAAAATGGTATACTTATTTTAAGATGCACATGATTTCCCTGCATTGATGATATATGATACTCTAACGGACAAGTTTTTAACCAATCCAAAAGTGTTTCAATATTTTTTATTTGATATGATGTCATCTATTCCTCCTTACAATACATGACAAGTTGACTTCTACCCATGCTACCTTTTCTTGTAGTGCCATCACGATAGATCAAACCTTTATTCTCAAGTTGTTTATATCTTGGTGTGATACTTGACTCTCTAATTTTGTGCAGTTCTAATCGTGCATACACATCATCATGTATTGCACCTTTCTCACCACATGATTTTATGGCTCGAAGAACAATGCCTTCAAGTCTGTTGGTGTCAACTTTTTCTGCAGCTTCCCATGACGTTTTAGGGTCATGGGTTCTAGCTAATCCACTAGAAGGGTATTTCGTCTGGGTCATTTATATCTCCTAATACTGATTCATTTTCTACAATAGTTTGATTTGTTACTGGCTCTTCAACTCTTGGTGTACTGTCACCTATCCGTGCAGATAGAAACTTAGTATTGCCATCTTTGGATACAGTTTTCCAACAAGCAATCCTACGTTTGTCTTGGCTTGGCATTGTGACTGGTCCACTAAAGTCTGGTGCTTTTTCATTCAATGACTTGTCATTCTCGTACATAGTACCGACTTTGACATAGACATCTCGTGCTGTACCACCATCAGGTAGTGAGGCTTTGACTATAGCAATACGATACTCTGATCCCTCGCTATTGAGTTTCCCTTGCACAAGCAGACTTTCATCTGCTCGTGGTTTGAAGAAACTACCTCTGTCTGTATTATCATAATCCATCATCTTCTCCTTTTCGTTGTGGTTTACTGATTGCAATTGAAGGCTTGCTTGCTTCATTACCATCATCATCTTCTGATGGCAGACCATATACCGACTGCAATGTATATCGCTTGGCATATGTAATAGCTGAGCCAATCTTTTGTGGGTTTTCATAATTAGGTTGAGACATTATGATCGGTAGCTTTGACACATAAGTACTATCGTCAATGACATGACGTACTGTAGTGACAACAACTACTTCTGATTTGGTATCCATATGACTTGTGTATACATAGTCAATCTCTTGGGTAAAGAATAAACCAAATTGATTTCCTTGATTTACTGCAGAGATAACAGACTCAAGTGTAGAGTAGTTACTTCTGAAGTGTGGGTTCTTGCCATCTTTCTTGGCAGTCACAGCAAGTCTTTGAAATTCAAGCAATGCTTGTTTCAAAGTTGCAGTAACTTTGGGGTGTGCTTTACTTGGCACTGGTTTTTTGATATTAGTATTTGTATCTGTCATGTGTACCTCCAATCACAGATAGTTATAAAGGGGTAAGTGGGTCGCTTATCCCTTTTTTGTTATGCGTATAGACCCACGCTTATCTCTTTTGACACTTACAAACTCATTATATATCTCAGCTTCATTGTCTTTCATTTCTGCTTTGATATCTTTTTTAGCTTGTTCAAATATTTTTGCAGCATCTTGATTGTGAAAGTATTCCATGACTGCAACACTAAAACTATTACTAGATGAAACATCTCGTTTGACTTTGCCATCAATTGGTATGTTGTCTTTGATACTTTGTTTTGTTTTAACCAATACATCTTCAGGTCTTTCATTGTGTGTAACGTATTCCCAAAAGGTTTTGATTTTATCAAGCATATCAGTTTGATAATCTTTGTTTGCACTTACAACTACACAATCATGCTTGTTGCCAAAGATAACAGAGAATACCATTTGTGGCAGACCTGATATGTACATATAGAACTGCATCTGTGGCATATAGAAATCTAACATGTAGTCCATATCATTACGACTATGTGTATGCTTACATTCTAAACCAATGTTTTTATCTTGATCAACACCATCAAGTGTACCTTGTAGTTTGATACTGCCATACATTTTTGTGTAGGCTTGTTGTGGTATAAAGCTATACTCATAGTATTCTTCTAACCAAATTATATTAAATGTTTCTGTAAAAGAACCTAATCTAACATTGAACTCATGTCGCAAATCTTTACGACCAAGCAATCCCATTTTGATTTTCCATAGTTCTTCCCACTTGCCTTGCATCAAAGATACCATATCGCTACCTCTGATGAAGTCTTCACGCATAGGTGCATGACGTAGTTCTGTTGTCATAAGACCTCCAATCTTGCTATCAGCATACTACATTTATTGTTTTAAATCAAGTACTTAATGTGTAGAGATTAGTTGAAAGGATAACTAAGTTCACCATACTCAACTAACAAAACTTAGCCATGGAACTAATCTCTACTTGCCATGCGAACCTAAGCTTTCGCATAACCTCTGTAATCAGCAGTC